TTAGATATCAAGGAGGAATCAAACGAATGTGATAATGAGGGTGAGGACATGAAGTACAAACAGTTTGATAAAGTAAGTTTGGACAACATACATGTGCAAACAAAGAAGTATTTCAAATGTAAGAAAGGTGAGTTTGTACTGAAAGATAAGAAAGTATAAAGTTGTTAATTTTTTATTGCAAAATAAAAAACCGTATGAAATTAACTGTAATGTGTAAGTATACTTTTACATATAAACTACATAACTACCTACCTAAATAACCAACAAAATAAAGTTTAATTTTTTAAAACTTTATAACAAAATACTTTTTTTCAAAATCCACCCACACTTTTTTTAAATCCATACATCCACATTTCTTTTTGAAAGCTAAAAATATATATAGTATAAAATAAAATGTCGAATTTGTACGATTTTACTGATTTAGAAAAGTATCTACAACCCATTTTCCCAAAAACTGAAGATCCTATTTCATTCGTTACATTGCAAACAGAAATTAAGACTAAAGATATATTTATTCAATCATCGGACACATTTTTAAAAGGCACAGATATGACAACATTTCAAGGTATTATAGAAAAAATCAAGAAATATATCGAATCTCGAATTGACAATTGTTCAATCAACACAAGAAATTTCAAGTCGAATAAAGTGATGAACAGCATTATGACCGATATGTACGAAATTACAACTATAGAAATCGATGCAAAAACTTTAGATACAAATATGAATGTGAAAATAACGAACGACATCAATTTCGTGAGTCAGCATTTTTTCAATAAAACGAACGGGGTAAATGGAAAAGCATTAGACAAAAGAGAATCGTTGGAACAAGAAAAACCTTATGAAGAATCAAAATTAAAAGAAAACACAAATTCAACAAAGAATAGTTTAAATAACCAGACCTTCATTAACTTACAAAAATTGTATACGAATCAAGGAGTAGGGTTCATGCAAATATCGAGAACTTCAAGAAAAAAACCTTATGCAATTATAATGCGGAACATTTTAGGATATATAGTTTACAATTGTAATACAGAGCATTACAAAGGAATATACAATCAAATGAAACAAGTGATTGAAAAACTAATCTTAAATAAATCGTACAAAACAATACTTATGAACGAAGATATATTGGACTCCGAAATAAGAGCAAACTATAACATTGCTCGTAACGACAATATCCTTACTGATTATTTAAGAAAGTTGTTAATTTTTGTAGAGAATGTCTTAGCCCTGTTAGAAAAAAATGATTTCACAGAGCATCTTCTTTTGAATGAAACCAAATGCTTAACACCCAAAGAAAAAAATCACATTTTATCTGTTACCTCTATTCTAAAGCAAATTGCCGAAGTGCAAATAAAAAATAACAAAGGAAATAAAGATCTAATCTTGAACATACACTACGGAGACATATATAATAAAGTCTGGGAGTCGATAATAACAAACAGAGATTTGAAAATATTTGCCACAATGTTCGGTTTGATAACAACTAAGAACACCGAGTTTGAATGGGAAAATATCACACCAAGATATATCAAACGAAACGATTTGGTTTTTCAAAGTGATATTTTTCAGAGCAGTTTATATGATTTCAAGTTCAATCATTCAAAAGTAAAACAATTCAATATTAACGTGACACCCGACAATCTGGATGAGCAACTATATGTTACGACTATGGCTATGGTAATTCATAATTTAACCATCTTAGAAGAAAACAAGTTTAACTACGTATCACCGATGAAGGAGTTCAGCTCAAAATCAACTTATCTAAAAAATTTGTATAATATTTACAGCGAACCTTTGCAAAAAAAGTTCGAAGATATAATGAATAAATACATCGAATGTTTTAGAAATTTTGTATTTAAAAAGGATTCTATTGCACTTGGGTTGGGAGCTTACTTAATATCTCTCATCATTTTTCCATATCTACCGTATAAGTGGATCCATTCACAGGCTTTACAACAAGACATAAATTCGAGCGTATTCCATGAGCTCTCGTGTTTTGATTCGATGTATAGTTTTGTTGAAGAAACGGCGAACGGATATCGAGATAAGGTGGAGTGCTTTCAACAGGAACCATATATGTTGGGTTTTTTTTCGAGTATCAACCCCTCTAGACGAGCAGGATCGTGCCAAGACAATACATTGATCGAACTAATGAAGTATGACATGAAAAACGAACTGTATGGTATGAGTATGGTGAGCTATCCATTGATTACACACTGGAGTGCTGTTGATTTTGAAAGTAGTTTTGACCTATATGAGAAAGGTTTTTATATAACACATAAAAATGTAATTGCTTCAGATAAACTATTAGCCAATATACAAAGTACCGAAAAGTTAGAAGTGAATATTAAATTAGCTAGATCGGATATTCAACGAATAGAAAACAACAATTATCAAGCCCGTGCAAATGTGTTTTTAGCAATGACGATGGCGCATGTATATAGACACACAAATATCGACGGTCGTAAAAACGATGATAACGGTATCGCTTTTAAACAAATTAAAAAAGATATAGGAGATTCCAGTTTTGAAAAAGAAGTCTTGCATTACATTACAAAATTTGTTCCAATAATAGACACGAATACTACTAATGATACTTATTCAACACAAAAAGAATTTAATTTTTCGAGTATCATGACCATCTTCGACAGATACTATGACGACATTGTCAAGACGAATAATAAGGGGAAAAAAAAACAAGAGTCTCCATTTGGTGGAGGTGGTAAACCCAACCCGTACATCAAAGTGGGTAAATGCAACAACAGAACCATTTACAAGAAGAAGAACACGTTTTACGTACGGGTAAAAGACCCAACGACGAACAAAATGGTTTACAAGAGATTGACGAAGAGCATGAAAATGTAGACTTTTTCGGATAAATATTTTTATAACATCTGAATTAAAAGTAATTAAATGAGTAAAATAAATTTTAGTTTATAATAAATTATTGACTTCGTTCAAAGAAAAACAAGAAAAAGTTCCAAAAAAGTATTTTTGATGTTAAATTAAAAAATAAAAAACCGTAACAAAGTGATCATGATATGTAAGTATACTTTTACATATATACTACATAACTACATAACTACTTAAATAACGAACAAAATGGGATTATAAAATTTCATTTTAAAAACTTTATATCGGGAAAATTTATTTTTCAAAACACTTTTTTCCAAAATCCGCACACACTTTTTTTTTATTAGCTCAATATATTTTGAGATTATTGAGACAAATTGAGACTCGTTATTACAAAACGCTTGTGGTAATAACAAACCAAATTATAAAAAAACGAGACGTTGCTCAATTGGATTGAGCAGTGTATTTAAAAATATGTTGTAAACTAAATTAAAATGAAATATTATTGTGACCATTGTTCGTATGAAACAGATAAAAAGGCTAATTATGTTAGACATTTAAATAGAAAGTTTAAGTGTTATGGTGTCACCCTTAATAAACAAAATGTCACCCCTAGCGTCGCCCTTAATAAACAAAATGTCACCCCTAGCGTCGCCCTTGATGCGCAAAATGTCACCCCTAGCGTCACCCTTGATGCACAAAATGTCACCCCTAGCGTCACCCTTGATGCACAAAATGTATCGCATGTTATTACCATATATGAAAAGAAACATCAGTGTGAAATATGTCTTAAGACATTCAAACATAGAAATGGTAAATATAAACACAAAAGACATGTACTATGTTTTCCTCCGCCTCCTCCCTCACATGCACTTGAAGATGCACCATTAGAAAACTCAATGATCGTACATGGATCAACCTTACCAACAACAATATCAAACATACAAAACAACAAGCAAATGACCAATTCAAACAATAACAATACGATAAACAACAATATCATAAATTTTAATTCATTTGGGGATGAAGGAATCAAACAATTGGAGGAGTTTTTTGGAGAAGATAAAGAAATAATAGAAAGATTAAAACAGGTAGGGAAGAAACAATTGTATGGAATAAGAGATATACAGAACGATATTTTTTTCAATCCTAAAAATCCAAAAGGTTTTAGCATAATCAAGCCTGAAAAGTATGGATCAAGCGTAAGGGTAAGAAACAGCGAAGGTGAGTTTGAGTATATGGAGTTCGAAGACGTTAGGGACCCAATGTTAAACTATATAGAGAAGTTCATAAACATTTACAACAAAACGAGAAACAAGTTTAATGTAAAATTTAGGGATCCAAAGGAACGAAGAATCTTACATACCTTTTTAAAGATAATGAACGATAACTTGGATATCTATTTGAACGAGGATCTGAAGGAAGATTTAGATATCAAGGAGGAATCAAACGAATGTGATAATGAGGGTGAGGACATGAAGTACAAACAGTTTGATAAAGTAAGTTTGGACAACATCCATGTGCAAACGAAGAAGTATTTCAAATGTAAGAAAGGTGAGTTTGTACTGAAAGAGAAGAAACCAATGTGTGTATAAAGTTGTATTTCGTTGCAAAAAGTAAAAGATCAACAAAGTGTAAGCATACTTTACATATTTACAACATAATTACCTAAATAACCAACAAAATGAAATTATAAAACTTTAATTTAAAAACTTTATATTAGGAAAATTATATTTCAAAACACTTTTTTCCAAAATCCGCCCACACTTTTTTTTTATTAGCTCAATATATTTTGAGATTATTGAGATAAATTGAGACTCATTATTACCAAACGCTTTTGGTAATAACCAACCAAATTATAAAAAAACGAGACGCTGCTCAATTGGATTGAGCAGTGTATTTAAAAATATATTGTAAACTAAATTAAAATGAAATATTATTGTGACCATTGTTCGTATGAAACTGATAAAAAGGCTAATTATACTAGACATTTAAATAGAAAGTTTAGATGTAATAAAATTTCACAAAATGTCTATGCAGATTCACAAAATGTCTATGCAGATTCACAAAATGTCTATGCAGATTCACAAAATGTCTATGTAGATTCACAAAATGTCTATGTAGATTCACAAAATGTTTATGAAGAAAAACATGATAGAGATAGAATTACATATGGATGTACTCTATGTAATAAACTATTAAGTTCAAAATATTCTTTACTCAGACACGAAGAACGATGTAAAGGATTCAAATCAAATCAGTGTCAAATTTGTTTGAATTTTTTTGGATCAAGAAGGGGTATATATCAACACAAAAGAAATGTACTATGCTTTCCTCCAATTCATCCTCCTCCACAACCACTTGAATCTCTCCCATTGGAAAACGCATTAATCGTTAAAGAACCAATAACAATATCGAACATACAAAATAACAATAATGTGGTAACAACAAACTCACATAACAATAACAACACCACAAACAATATCATAAATTTTAATGCATTTGGTGAAGAAGGAATCAAACAATTGGAGGAGTTTTTAGGAGAAGACAAAGAAATAATAGAAAGATTGAAACAGGTAGGCAAGAAACAATTATATGGAATAAGAGATATACAGAACGATATTTTTTTCAATCCTAAAAATCCAAAAGGATTTAGCATAATCAAGCCTGAGAAGTATGGATCAAGCGTAAGGGTAAGAAACAACGAAGGTGAGTTTGAGTATATGGAGTTTGAGGATGTTCGTGACCCAATGTTAAACTATATGGAAAAGTACATAGAGATTTACAACAAAACGAGGAACAAGTATAATGTAAAATTTAGAGATCCAAAGGAACGACGAATAGTGCATAACTTTTTAAAGATAATGAACGATGACCTGGATATCTATTTGAACGAGGATCTGAAGGAAGATGTGGATATCGAAGATGAATCAAACGAATGTGAAAATGATGATGATGAAATGAAGTACAAACAGTTTGATAAAGTAAGTTTGGACAATATGCATGTACAAACGAGGAAGTATTTTAAATGTAAGAGAGGTGAGTTTGTACTGAAAGATAAGAAAGTAAAAAGTAGTTAATTTTCTTAAAATAGAGTTACTTTATAAAAAAAGGTGGTAATAAATAAAATAATAAATAAAATAATAAATAAAATAATAAATAAAATGATTTTATTAATAGGGTATGTAATGATTTCACTTATGATATTGTTAACCATATTTTATTTACATAATAAGCACATTTATATGGATTCCGGAACGGAGTTTGGAACATAAAAACGATGGAGTTTGTTCGGAAGAGTGAAGTAAAACCGAAGACTTATGCAATAAAATATTTCGATGTTGATTTCGAAGAAAGCAAAGAGACACCATTGTGGGACAGTGTAATAAAATATCAGTTGGATGATTATACTTCAAAGATAGTACAAGGATTGCTTGGCCGATTGTTCTTTCATGTAAATGAGATGGATCATTTCGAGATTATGCCAGCATTACAAGGTCCTGCTGGAAATGGGAAAAGCACTTTGATAGAGACTATCAAACTTATGTTCAGAAAAGGTGCAGTGTCTACGATTGATAAAAACACATCCGCTAACTTTTGTTTAGAATCCAAAGACAAAGCATCTTGTATAATCATTCCCGATGCGAAATTTAATCTATCATCGAAACTAGATCAAAACTTGTTACAATCGATGATATCAGGAGAAAGTGTTGATATTGACTGTAAAAACAAACAACAATATACAGTACCTAATTGGATGGTACCAATGTTCATAGCATTTAATCGTTCATTAGGATACAATGATGATGCGGGTTCATTTACCAGACGAATTGCAATTGTACCTTGGATGAAGATTGTACCATCTGATATGAAGGATATTTCTTTGGGAAAAAAGATCGAATCAAATGAAGTGCCCTATATTTTTGTAAAACTGATCAAATCATATCATGATTTACTTCAAATAACAGAAGGGAAAAAAGATTTTTGGCAAATTGAACCGGAGTGCATGGTATTGAAAAAGGAAGAAACGAAATCAGAAAGCAATATGGTATCACAGTTTATATCAGAAGGACCAGATACAAACAGATATTATGTTCTTTACAAGAAAGATGCACATACAAACCTTGAAGATTTTAAGAATGTATTTAAGATGTACATCAAGTTTAAACATGGAATGAAGACATATAAATGGAGTAGTATATGTGATAACGCTACATTAGAAACTCACGGATACGAAATCAAACAGTTACATCTCTGTAGGTCATGCAACTCGACAAGTAAAAAAGGATGCTGTCCTGACTACAACACAATGAACAGGTATAAAAAGTATGTGATTTTGAACATGGAATTAAATGAAAACAGAAAAGAAGATATTGATTATGATTAAATTTTTTGGGTAAGTTTGGGTAAGTTTGGGTAAGTTATAAAAAATGATAACTTACCCAAAAACGAAAGCAAACCTTTAAACGATTGGTAATAAACATAAGTAAATTATTTTTGGGTAAGTTGAGTAAGTTATAAATGCTAAATTAGAATCAATAGAAAAGCACACCACCCCCTTTTTAAAAAAGAGTGGCTTGTTAATCTCCATAAAATCTGATTTGATTTGTAACTTACCCAAAATACCCAAATTATGTAAACTAATTTAACAACAATTACTGTTGAAATTGTAAAAAGTATCATTGTTAAAAAGTTTGGGTAAGTTACACAAAAATCTATAACTTACCCAAAATTGTGATAAAAGAATTATAAAAGAATGTTAATAAAAAGCAGAAAGTGATTTTGATGTTAAATTAACAATAAAATAAAAGAAATTGTGATAAATAAATATAAAAGAATGTTAATAAAAAGCAGAAAATGATTTTGATGTTAAATTAACAATAAAATGATCAAAATTGTGATAAAAAATGATAAAATAATGTTAATAAAAAGCAGAAAAAGCATTTTGATGTAAAATTAACAATAAAATGACAAAAATTGTGATAAAGAAATGATAAAATAATGTTAATAAA